TGAAGACCCGGAGCAAGGATTACCACGACATTGTCCTTGGTGACTGGCAGAGCACTTGCGGAACGGCATATCGTGAGACATGGAGCCTTGCAAGGGATGAGGTAGACGATGGTGAGCCGATGTTCGACATGGAATCTCCTGACCCAAGGGAGAACTTCATAATTTACTCATCTGCAAAAGGAAAACCGGCGCTGATGTCGGTGTCTATCCGGGAGAATGAAGATAACAGGACAGTTTACTATTGCACGACAAAATCTTATGTGTACTGTATCTGCGAAGGAAAGGTTGTGCCGGAGGAATCCAGCATCAACGGACATGGGAGGATTACCCTTGTGGAATATCCAAACAATCCAAGACGGCTGTCAGATGTGGAAATTACAATTACCATGCAGGATGCAATCAATAATATTCAGTCCAATCGTGTTGACGGCGTGGAACAGTTTGTGCAGGCATTCATCAAATTTGTAAACTGTGAGATTGATGAAAAGACATTCCTTAAGATGTGCAAAATAGGTGCATTGAGCGTAAAAACAGTAAATCCGTCCATGCCGGCGGATGTGGGGAGTGTTTCAAGTGAACTCAATCAGGAGCAGACGCAGACCCTTAAGGATGACCTTTACAAAAATATGCTCATCATAGAGGGTATGCCAAGCAGAGAACAGAACACCGGAGGCGATACCGGACAGGCTGTGTACCTCCGTAATGGCTGGGACTTTGCAGAACAGCGGGCAAAGATTGACGAACCGGTCACAAAGCGGTCTGAACGTGAGTTTTTAAAGATTGTGCTGAATATCTTGAAAACAAAACAGCAGATTTGCTCCGATTTGACCATTGCTGATATAGACATCAAGATTACCCGGAACAAAACGGACAATATGCTTGTCAAGGCACAGGCACTTATCTATCTGCTTGAAAAAGGCATCCACCCGAAGATTGCAATCCAGACCTGTGACCTCTGGGGAGACCCAGAGAAAGTTTATGTGGAGTCTAAGGATTACCTGGATGCTCTATATAAGACAGCATCTGCAAAACAAGCTGAAATGGAAGCTGAGCAGCAAAGGCAGATAGAACTGGCAAGTGCAACCCAGAAGGGCGGTGATGCCGATTGATTGAGGTAAGATGCAAAAATTGTGGCAAGTTACTCGGATGGTTTGAAGGTAAAGGCGAAGTCAAATGTCCAAGGACGAGCTGCGGCGTTATAAACAGCTTTGATGTCAGCGAAATGCCGACAAAAAAGATGCAAAACCATATATCCATGAAAAACAGGACAACATCAAGCGGAGCAACATTCCACTGAGGCGGTCCTTTTTATTTTGCAGGCCAGAGCGTGAGACGGCAGAAAGAGGATATGCATGGCAACTTTCCATGATTTGACGGGACTGAGGTTTGGAAAACTTGTAGTTTTAGAGCGGGCTTCTAATTCCATACCAGATAATAAGGTTCAATGGTTGTGTAAGTGCGATTGTGGAAATACAACTGTTGTCAGAGCAAGATGTCTTGTGAGAAACCATACAAGATCGTGTGGATGTTTTCAAAAAGAGCAAGCTGCCAAAATGGTTAGGGAGACCAAGAAAAAATATAACGAGTACAGAGTTAAGAGTGAGACTGTGTATGTTAAGTTGACCAATAGTGACTTGGAAATGGTGTGTGATTCCGAGGACTGGGAGAGATTAAAGTCGTACTGTTGGAGGATGGGGAGTACTGGATATGCAGTTAGTAGAAAAAATGGGAAACCCATATTTTTTCACGTACAGGTTATTGATTGCCCAAAAGGAATGGTGAGGGATCACATCAATAGGAACAAGTTGGATAACAGAAAAAGCAATTTAAGAAATGTGGATTATCAAGGCAATATCATTAACTCAGGCAAGAATATTTGCAATACATCTGGTGTAAAGGGTGTTGGATTTGAAAGAAGGAGGAACAAGTGGTATGCGAAAATGATATTTAGTGGAAAATATATTTGGCTGGGATATTTTGATGATTTTGAGTCTGCTGTAAAAGCAAGACGTGAAGCGGAGGAAAAATATCACAGCCTGTTATTCAAATAATTATTGGAGGTGGATAATGAAAAAGGAAGATTTAGAGAAAATGGGTCTGACTGAGGAACAGATTTCTTCTATTCTCAACATTAATAAGACTGATGTAGATGAGGCAAAAAAGAATAATGTGGACCCAAAGGTATTGAAACAGCTTCAGGATGATTCCGAAGCCTACAAGAAGTTGCAGGAAGCCGGTCTGACCGATGCGGAGAAGATGCAGAAGGCATTGGATGATGCAAAGGCGGCAGAGGCAGATTTCAAGAAGCAGTCAAGCCGGTTAGAAGTCGAAAAAATCCTTGTAGGAGCAGGGCTGACCGAAGAGGATTATAAAGATATGATTGACGGTCTTGTCTCTGAGGATGCCGAGAAGTCCAAGGCACTTGCAACCAGCCTTTCCACAATGCTTTCCAAGCAGAAGGAGGCAGCAGTACAGAAGACCAAAGAGGAACTGATGGATGGTACAAAAGGCGGAAACGGCGGCTCCGGTGGAGAAGGCAGCGGGGCGGAAAAAACACAGGCTGAGAAAATCGCCGAGAAACTGTACGGTGGAAAAGCAGAAAAAACAGATATTTTATCACAGTATGTGGGAGGTAATTAAACTATGTCAAATATGCAGTTTGAACAGACATCCTATGCAGGGGATGTGCAGATTTTAAAGAGAATGCCTTTTGAGGGTATTCCTATGACACTTGACTTTGAAAAAGTCACTGATACTACAACCAGTGGCAAAAAGGTAGTGAAAGCTGGAACTCCGATTGGTGCAACCGGTGTTGCAGATAACACAGCTACCGTAGTTGGCATCCTGCTCCACGATGTAACGGAAGACAGACCGCAGGGAACCTTGCTGAAAAAGGCGTACATCAACACTGCAGTTGCCGAGAAACATTCCGGCATAACCTATGACGCAGCAGTTAAATCTGCATTGCCCATGGTCGTATTTGAGTAAGAGGAGGTAAAAACAGATGTTAGTAAACGAAGTAGTAGATTCCAAATCTATTGCACTTGCAGCAACCAACAACGCAAGCAATGACATTCCTTATCTGGGGCTTCAGTGGTTCCCGGAGGCAAAGAAATCAGGACTTGATCTGAAATGGATTAAGACACATAAGGGACTGCCGGTATCACTGGCACCTTCCAATTTTGATGCACTGCCTGTTATAAGGGCAAGGGAAGGCCTTAAGACCGAAAAAACGCAGATGGCTTTCTTCCGTGAGTCCATAATTGTGACAGAGGAGGATGCACAGGAAATTGACCGTATCAAGGATGAAAATGACCCTTATCTGGAAAGTGCCCTGCAGAGCATTTATGACGATACAACTACCCTTGTAAGCGGTGCAGAGGTTGTGCCGGAGAGAATGAGAATGTCCCTCCTGTCTACCGTCAATGGACATCCTGTTATCGGTATCGAGTCCGATGGTGTGAAATACGCTTATGATTATGACCCCAGTGGTGAATATGCAGCAAAGCATTATGCAAAGTTAGAAGGAACTTCAATGTGGAGCGACACCGAAAATTCCAAGCCCCTTACCGATATGGATAACGGCAGAAAGGCACTGAAAAAGCTTGGAAAGACAGTTACCCATGTACTGATGAACTCCAACACATTCCAGTATCTGCTTGATAATAAGCAGGTCAGAAATTCCTTGCTTGCACAGAACCAGAGTGCAATCGTTGAAGTTACAGAGGATAATGTCAAAGCAATCGTTAAGGCAAGAACCAAGCTGACTATCGTGCTGTATGATAAGATGTATGCGGATGAGTCCGGGGAAGATAAATATTTTTATCCTGATAATAAGGTAACACTCTTAGGTGCAACTGCACTGGGCAAGACATGGTTCGGCACTACACCTGAGGAGAGGTGATATGCTATACTAATGTTGTAACAGGAGTGGCTAATAAGATATAATAAATCTATCAAAGAAAGAAGGATCTATCATGCCACAAAGTTACACACAGGAATTCAAA